AGCGGGCCGGTGTTGCCGGTGTTGCCGGTGTTGCCGGTGTTGCCAGTAGGCAACTTGGGGCCAGAGATGTTCGAGTTGGCCGGGCCGGTGACGCCGGTTGGTCCAGTCGGAGCCTGTCGCGGGCCCGCGGGCCCGGTCGCGCCGGTCGGACCTGTTGCGGTCGCGGTGGTAAGAGCACCCGCCACACCCGTCGGTCCTAAAGCACCGGGGATGTTCTTGGTGTTGATCAGGTCGACCACCTGTTTCAGGATGGCCGGGATCGTGCTGTCGTCGTAGGTGTCGCCCGCCACGATGGGGGCAGTCGGGCCCGTTCCCACAAATTGCGGGGGAGCGGGTGCGATCTCGACGCCGAACACCCGATTTTGAATGATCGGGGTTCGCGGTGATGCGGGAATAACTACAGCCATTTCAGCCTCCTATTAGCCGGCCGAAACAGTGAGGACACCCGCGTTGTTCCAAACCGCGTGGAGAACGTGCGGATCGGCAGTGGGCGGGATGAAGGTCACGACAACGGTACCTGTCGGCCCGGTCGGCCCGGTCGCACCGGTCGGTCCAGCGACACCGGACGGGCCTTGCACGCCGGTCGGGCCAGTGAAGCCGTTGGCGCCGGTCGGGCCAGTCGGAGCTGCAGAGGGGCCAGTGAACGCGGCGCCAGTCGGGCCAGTCGGGCCAGTCGCCGGGCTGAAGCCCGTCGGGCCAGTCGTTCCGGTGTTGCCGGTGTTACCTGTGGGGCCAGTCGGGCCAGTGAGGCCGGTGCCAGCCTGCCCAGTCGGGCCGGTGTTACCAGTCGGGCCGGATGCGAGGCCGCTCGGCCCGGTGTTACCGGTGTTGCCCGTGGAGCCAGTGGTCGACCCCGCGGCGCCGGTCGGGCCGGTGGCCCCAGTCGGACCTCCAACGGAGCCGTTGTTGATGACTGCTACGACTTGTCCGAGGACGTTGCCAAGCATATTGCGATCGTAGTTTCGGCTCGAAAGAATGGTCCCAACCATGATAGTCCCCTGTCAGTTTTATACTGGCCTCACCAAAATCGGTGAACATGCTCATGAGAGTGTCTTAGGTCCGTTAAAATGTCCTTAAGAGCCGGTCGGGCCGACGTAGCCCGAAATGAACACAGTCTTGTGGGCGCCGGTAAAACCGGCGCCGTCTGCCGCCAGCGGATAGACGCGCTCGAGTATACCGCTCGGCCCTTTGCCTCCGGTGTATTGAAGCCACGTCGCATGTCCGCCAGAAAGTCCGCTCATGCCAGTCCAGATGTTAACACCCTTCATGGTTCCTGTAGGTCCGGTCGGACCCGCGAGCACGATCACTGTTTTGAGGGTCCCGGCCATTAGCCTACGCCCCCGGTCACGGGCATCGCGCCTTTACCGGGTTGACTTCCGGTCAAATGCGTCTGCGGACCCATCGATTGCGACAGCTGGCTGGGCTGATTGCCCTGTGCCTGCGCCGCGCGCTGCTGTGTACCGTCGTTGGGGTGCGGCTGCTGGCCCAGGTCCATGCCCGGGTTGTTCGTGGCGTTCTGGGTCGGCCCGGTGCCCGGGGTGCCGACGTGCGCCGGCGGTCCTTCGCTCATGCCTTCGGTCATCGCCAGCCGGCCGGCGGTCAGCTCGGTGGTGATGCGCTGGACGCCCGCTTCGACGCCCTTGACAACCGCCTTCTGAACTGCCGCGTCGATCTCGCCGCCGCCGTTCTGGGCCTGCTGCTTCTCGTCCTGGGCCATTTTGTCGATCTCGTCTTGCGACGGGACGATCTCTTCACCCGGCATACCAATCGTTGTGGACACGGAGCGGAGCACAACGGCACGGCCCTTGATCCCCATGATCTTCTGGTCGGTCGGGTTGTTCGTCGCCGTCAAGAACTCGATCTGGCGCTGGCGCAGCGTCTCGCGCTGGATCGCGACGTTCACACCCTGCACCGTTACACGTTCTTCGCCAGTCAGCAGGCCGCTCGTATCGGTCAGCATAAGCAAATCGAACAGCTGCAACATCGTGCCTTCGATCACATCGCGATCGATGTTTGCACTGACGGTTTGAAGAATTTTCGAAGCGTTGCCCATCAGCATCGCTAGGCCCGAGGCGGTCCTGCCCGCACCACCACCACCCTGCCCACCGACATATTTCGGGATCGCCGATACGTCGTCCGCAATGCTCACAATCTGTTCGTAGACCTGCATCAGCTGCTGGGCATTGCTGCTCGGCATGAAGAAGCTGATCGGCTGTTTCGAGCTGCTCGTCATCGGGTCCGAGCGGACGTGCCAGCGCTTCCATGGGTAAAGGTCCTCCCCATTCTCTTCTGGCGCGAGCATGTCGTCGTTCACGACAACTTGAGGTCCCGACGCGATCGAGATGTTGTTAATCAACGATCGCAGAGTAGCGTTACTAGCTTCTTGCAGGTCGGCAAGAAGGTCCGTCAGCCCGTTGCCGACGGGCGTCCCTGGAACTTTCTCGAACGAAGTGATGAAATACGGATGACGCTGACGCGGAGATGGGCTCAGATGGCACTTGATGACGTGGGAACCAATAATCCAGATTTGGACGTGATAATCGCGCAGCTGATCTGGTACGACCATGCCGTAGTCTTGGAGCATGCGGCCCTGGATGTTGCCGTTGAACTCCATCATCGAGATCATTCCCGACCTATTCCAAGCTGGGTTTTCCCGGCTCTCCAGTACGCTGCGCTCCGCGTCAGTGGTGTCCCAGTTGTCGTAGAGCCCCCCACGGCCGAACTCGTCGAGCACGGCCAAAATCTCGCTCTGATTGTAACCGGGAAGGTCAAGGAGATCATTCAGTTCGCTTCGCGTAACCCGCAGCTTTTCGATAACGTTCGCATTTTCGATATCCGCGACGCCTGGGGTGAACCAGATGTCAAATGGCGACACGCGGTTCCAAGTTAGCTTGGGCTGCTGCTTGACTTGCGGCGGCCCGCCGTTCGGTGGCCACACGACAGTCGGAATTACCTTGACAACCGGGCCTTTGATCACCGCGAACGGGAAGATCGGCAGGTCGACAAGGAACTCCGCGAGCGCGTGGTAGTAGCCCCCCTCCGTCAGCATGTCTTGAATTTTGTCGCCGGCGTCGCGCGCTTGCGAGACAGCCTTGCGTTTGGCGGCGTCTTCAGCCTGCTCGATCAGATTGCGCTTGCGTTCCGCGAGATCGCTCTGCTGCGGCGGCTGGCCTGTGGTCTGCTGCACGCGCTGCGCTTCCTGCTGGATCAGCTGGTCGATCGCCTGAGCGATGCCCGGCGGCACCTGGGGCTGCTTCGGCGGCGCCAGTGACCACGGGATATCTTGGCCCAGGTAAATGTCGCGCAGCAATGAGGAAGCTGCTCGGCACTTCTGCGCAATCACTCGCGCGTAGACAGTTGAGCCACCCCATTTGGTGATCTCCTGCAGCTTGGTTGGGTCGTATTGACCATTGAATGCGCGCAGCGCGGCGAGCATGCGGTTGCTCCAGCCTGCTACGGTGTTGCGGTGGTTCCGGAAAATCTCGAACTGCGACTTGACGTAGCCGGCGAGCTGTGGGTACTGCGGCTGAGCGGCAGTCGCGGCAGTCTGCGCAGCCGCTGCCTTGGCGGATGCCTGATCAGAAAGCTGCTGCTCCAACTGTGCGGGCGGCGTGAACTGGATGACGCCATTTTGGCCGAGATCAGACATTTTTATACTCGCGCTGCGGTTCGAGTATAACTGACCCGGTTCCCCTAAGAACCCGTTAACGGCCTTGCGTCTACCTGTTGTGGTCAACAACAAGGAGCGGCGCAATGAACGCGGATCACAGCCTCAGTCAGTGGTTGGGCAACACGATCGGGGCAGGGACACTGGTGGCGACCTGGGTAGGGTGGTTGCCGACCATCGCCACTATGATCGCGTCGGTCGTGGCCCTGATCTGGTACCTAATTCAGATTTCCGAGAGCGCAACGGTACAACGTTGGGCCCAAAATCGGCGTATCCGCAAGATCGCCCGGCTGAAGGCTCGAGTGATAATGCTGGAAGCGAAAGGCCTCGCGCCCTTGCCCGGGCCGGAAACTGGAGGAGCTGCGCTCCACTAGGTCCATCCGGCAGAGCTGATGGCTTGTCTTTTCTTGGTTCGCGGTCGAAGTCGTCGGGTGATCTCTGGGACGACGCCACCGTGAACAACAGAAGCAACGTACTGCAGATCATCAGCCACATGCGAGAACCCTTCCTTGTCGGTCTTGTCCGGAACCGTCCGGAGCGCGCCGGTTTTCATTTTGGTGAAGCGATAGCCGCCGCTCATGGCGCGGCACAGGAACGGGCACCCGGCCCGCGAGATCAAGAGAGTGGGGCCGCCGTTGGTCTGGCGGGACAGGAGCGCTTCCACCGCGCGCAGCCGCGGCTCGATATCATTCGTCGGCGCCGGGAAACAGGGGAACCCCAAACGAAGTAGGGCATCGAAACAGCTCTCCTCCCCAATACTCCCTTTGGCAATCCCGCTCGGATCGCCAACGACCGCTACCTTCATTCCAAGATATTTTGCTCCGTAGAGGCGCGGACGCAGATTTTGATTGACGTGCTTCTCGAGCCCGACGTTGGTCCCGGGCACCTCTTCGTGCACTAGAAGGCGTCCTAAATGATCCATCTGACATATCAGCGACCAAGGGTTTCGGCCAAAATCTTGGCCAATGAGGAGAGGATAGCTTGGGATGATGAGCGTGTCATCGACGATGTGAAAGTCGGATCGAAAAGTGTTTTTGAAGACCGCGGCTCCTGAAGGATCGTCTCCGTACTCGGCCTTGACGTAGCGGCGCACCCAGTCGCTGTTGTCGCCGAACTGCTCGACAAAGCGCTCATAGTACTTCCTCCCCTGCGCGACCCTTACCGGATGGTCGATCGGCAATTTTATACTCTCTTCGTTTTGCACCAGCCAATTCAAATTCTCGGCATCGGGCGACAGGCCAGACGGCTGCTTGAAAATCTGAATGTCCGGCGGCGGGTTCTCCATATACTGGTGCCACGGCGTCATTTCCGTCGGGAAGTTAGTATCCGCAATCCAGCCGTGCCATGTCGGAGTGCCCTGCGCACCCGAGGGATAGCGGCCCAGACGGCCGGACAAAGGACCAAGCACATCAAGGTCCATTTCGATTGCCTCCGAGAGCCACGCGCCTGTGAGCTGCATAGAAAGTAAGCGAGCCTGATCCTCTGCATTCTCGAGGGGAATAAAGACCCACTCAGAGCGAACGTCACCGAATTGAACATGGAACACTCCCTCCGACACCTTCCACAGCCCGAGGCCGCCAAGCCATGCTTGACAGTCCTTGAGCACGGTGTCCTTCAGCTGCTTCAGGGTTTGCCGGACGATAGCGTGGCGTGTGTATCTATACCCATCGGCGCCCGGCTTCTGCTCCATCGAGCGGCGCAGCATTTCGATCACGGCAGACGTGGTCTTGCCGGACCCAACGGGCCCAGCGATCACGCGGCCGAACGCTTGGCTCGCCATGAACTGCGCGCAGGTGTGCGGGGCTTTGTAGTTGATCCCCATTACATCCGCCCTAGGTATGCGTCGGCATCGGCCCTCCGCGTATCCGTAAACTCTTGCCACGAGCACCATGGTTTGGCGGTCGTCATTGGCTGGAGTTTTCCCTCGAGATAGACTTGCCAATGCGCAGTAATTCCGTGTTCCGGATGGGTGAACCAGAGCGCTTGACTAGGTCTTGAATAAGGCGCGCGTAGTGTGAGGTGAGCATACTCGTCGTAGCCTTTAAGGCTGTTGTTGCAAATGAGGCCCGGCAGCGTGATGTATTGGTGCCAATGGCCAATGAGCAGAGTATCGAAGTCGCGACCAATTTGCGCTTCGCTTCGATGCGTTTTAAGTGTTCCACGCAGGATTGGTCCGAGCGCGCCAATGATGCCGTCGCCACCCTTCGTACCCAGGCTGTCGCCGTGAGTAAGCAGGTATCGATGATCAAAGATATTGAAGGCGCAATCGGCCGTTTCCGGAATGCAGAATTGGACATGTTTGCTCCTCCGGAAGTGCCGAGCGACGCCGCAATAGACGTTCCACTCGTGGGAAGTGAACACGCGCTCCTTCATCTGCATCTTCTTGGTGGAGCGGCCGTGATTGCCGACTACACATGGCACGAACAACTTACCGAAAGCTGAAGCCATCGTCTCGAGCCCGCCGCTGATCAGGTCGATCAAGTCCTCGATCGCCTGCTGCGTGGTGCGGTCGTTGGTCTTCATCAGCTCCTCATGAATGTCGCCACCGAGCATATCGCCGCCCAGAGCGACGATGCAGCCCGGGTAAGTGATCTTTGCGCGACCCATATGGTTGAGAGCAAGATCAGCGGTGGTCTGGACCAGTCGTTCAATGCGCCGCTTGGCGACCCGCTTGTCGTAGATGTTGATGGCCGGCATCCGGACGACTTCGCCGTAGTGCCAATCGGACCAGATGGTAGCTGGTACACCCCGCGCACCTGCTCGACCCTCACGTAAAGTCCACTCGGGAGGCGACGGGTCATAGCCGGCAATCTTGTAGATGTTCTCCCGGATCGTGCGCGCATCGTCCTCGTTGGTGGTGAGGCGCTTGATGGTGGCGCGGGCATCGGCAAGTTCCTGCTGACGGATGCGGATGATCTTCTCGGCGTCATGCAGCTTGTCGAGATCGGTTTTGGTTGGCGCGGATGGCATGTTGGTACTTCCTCTTATTCGATCGCCCCAATGGCGACGTTGCATATCGATGCTTGCGAGCCCGGCCCTTGGGGCTGAGCTCATAGTTGTGCTTCCTCGCGGCAGTCTGCAGGCTGTGATTAACCCGGTGCTGGTTAGCTTTTCCCTTCGGGGTCTGGTTGTACTTCCGGCAGCTCAAATTGTGTTGGCCAGACGCCACCCTGCGCGCCTGATGTATCGATCCCAGCAGCGATCGCCTTTGGCGCTTCTGCTCCAACGACAATTTTTTTGTTTCCGCCGAGGTCAATGTTAATAACGAAACGTTCGCCAGCAGGCGCAGCCCCAGTGTCTCGCTCACCCACACCGGCCATTTTTGCAAAGAGTTTAGCAGCTTCGACGACGCCGGGCAGCTGCTCGCGGTCATTGTGCATCCTAGCTCCCAACCTGGGTAGGGTTTCCTCGAGGATGGTCGAAGCCACAAGACGCACCCGTTCTTGTGAGGAGAGCGGACTATGCCACTCGACGCACGCCGTTTTGAGGGCGTGCTTGTAGAACTCGTTGTGCGTTTCGAGGTACTCATACTGTGTCTCGTTTAAATTGAACCCCGAGAGAACTTCATTTCGGACCCTAATATCCATTGCCACCTCGCGTGCCAGAATAGCGAGATCAGCGTAGCTGAGCGGCGGGAGCGTAACGAGGATTTTAGTAGCCTCAATGGCTTCCGCGGTGAGCGGCGCCTGGATTTTTTCGGGGGCGTCCGAAGCTGGGACAGGCCCAAAACATGTATCGCACCGATCTCCGCTGGAAGATTTGCATACGTGTGGTGATAGGGGAACGGCCGGGGCTGGTTCGATGGTGATGGCATTTGGTCCAGTCACGTTTGACGTATCGGGCTCGGTCCAAACTGCACCGCCGGCAAGCACGTCGTCAAACCCTGTGTCCTCGAGATCGCTCAATTTATCGTGTCCCCTGTTTCTGGGCATTCCTTCAGCCGCTTGACGTACGCGATCAGCGCGGTGGCCTGCTCTGCGCCCAGCTCCTCCACCGCCTTGTAGCTGGCCGCCAGCAGAGGTTCAAGCGGCGCGCCGGCGGCGACCTTGTTCTCGATCACCGCGAGCACCCACAGCTTCCCCAGCGAGTTGTAGGCATCGAGCGCCATCTGCATCCCGATGATATACTCCTCGCGTGTCACCTTGCGATCGTACATGTCGAGCAGCGTGTAGGCGGCGCCGGTCTGGAGCTGCTGGATGTGTTCCTTGGTCACAGGCGCGTGGAGCATGGTGAGCAGCACGTCCTCGTCGATGATCGAGGTTGTCATATGACACACATGATAATGGCAATGACCAATATGATGAGCAGGATGCCGTCGTCTTGACCTTCCAACATCACGCGGCCTCCTTCGTTTCGACGCCCGGGTACGCGGCGTAGGCGGTGGCGTTCTCCTCTAGCAGCTTGATGGCGCGGTCGCGGTGCACGGCCGGCATGGCGTAGCCGGTGCCCCAGATGGTGTCGATCGGGACCTCGTGGACCTTCAGCTTCTTGCGGATGTGAAACATGACCACGTCGACCATCTTCTCGTCGGTGGGCGCGTGGTTGGAGGCGGGGCGGTTCTCTTGCAGGATGATGTGGACCTGCGCCTTGGTGATCTCCCGGCGCTTGATCAGGACGGCGACGACTGCCGACTGTTGTTTGGTGGTCTTGAAGACCCGGGCGCAGATCATCTGCAGCTGGTCTTCGTTCTCGAGGATGGTGCCGGCATATATGGCGCGCTGGCTGCGCGCGCTCCCGGGTGGCCAGTCGTCTCGTGGCAGCTCGCAGATGCGGCCCTCCTCGAGCGCCTCGCGCAGCGCATCATAGAGAGTGTCGCTCGGCACTTTAAGTCCTCTCGCGATGGCGCGGACGGGGATGCCCTCGTCGGCGAGGCGGACGGCGCGCGCCCGGTCGAGTGGGTCGATGTCGAAGATGTTGACTTCTTTGGATGGGTCTTCGGTGATGACGAGCTGCAGCGGCATGGGGGTGTTCCCTCTGGTTGGTTACTGCCACAGTAACTGCCGCCGGGCGAGTGTCAAGAAAAATTAAGTGGACCCGCCGCTGCCTCGTCCCCAACAGACAAGAGTACCCGGTGCTATGCCGGCTTCTCCACGGGCGGGCGGGCCCACTCTCTATTTAGGCTACCTTCCTTAAGGCGTCGTATATGTCAGGATCGTGAACAAAAGTGGTGCCAGGGGCGCGGAGCCGGCCGGCGCCAGCAGGATCACCGTCAGGTAGAGGAGCCACCCGATCAAGAGCACGCACCATGCGGGTCCAAGCTGCAACGAGAGCCTCCATGTCCTCACGAGATGCCGACAGGTTGAACCGGTCAAAGACCTCTTTACACTCGTCGGTCCGATGACGTAGCGCGGCGCGCTTGACCTCGTCTTTGCAGGACTGTGCGGCAAGTCGACACTCCTTAAACATGTTTGTCATCGTCGTCTCTCTTATGCGTGAGCCGCTTGGCGCGGTCGCGCGCGCGTGCAGCCTTCTTACTCTCGATCTTGTCGGCCCAGAGCACAAGTCCGACGAACAGCATGGCGGCAAAGATCAGCTCGCCTGCTAGTCGAACGCTGTCGGGATTCAAGATCATGTCGCGATCACTTCATTGTGTAGTGAGCTGTTTTGCTCAGCCGGGAACGTGTCAAGGTAGTAAGGTGTTGGTGTCGGGCGGATACATCCACCGCGCCGACACCAACCCCAACCGGAGCACTCATGATGCCCCATTCAGGAACAGACCCACCACCTAGGTGGTAAGCCGGCCGTTTAAGAGCCCTCGACAGTCCCGGAAGTACGGATCGTCGGGGGCTTTTTAGTACGTAGTTCAGGCGGCGTCTGTGATCTGCTCCACATTACCGTTAATTATTTTCGGCGCGTGTTCTTGCCCCAGCTCCTGCGCGGTGTCAAGCGTCGGCTTGGGATCATCCGGCATATTGTGTATATCGCTCCAGTCGGCATCGAGCCAGCCGGCACGGGGCGCCTCGGGGTTAACATCGTCGCCGAAGGGCGTATCGCGTTGGGGGTCGCTACTAACCTCGATACCGACCTCCTCAGCAGGGTCGAAGGTGCCCGGGGGCACGGCCCAGGGTGAAGGGGTGTCACCATCACGCATTCGTGTCTTCTCGTCGCCTTCAAACAGCAGCTTCACGATCTCCTCGTGGCTGAGCCCCTGCTTCTCCAGCTTCTTGTACAGCTTGGCGTTCGGGGTGGCGCGGCGCTCGAACATCTCGTCCTCCGTCATCGGACGGTGGGTGTCGGAGGCGATCGGCATGATGCCGATTTGGAACCTGTATGCGTTCCTCTTGTCACCATTGTCGTCGTCGCCCTTGAAGCGATCGATGAAGTAGTCGGTGACTGCGCCATCGAGCGCCTGGGTGGCATCATGATATGCCGTCTCGAGGGTGACGGCGATGGCGCCGATCAGCTCGGCAGCTTCGATGCGATCCTTGCGGCTGAACTTTTTCTTGGTGAGCGCCTTCACGATATCGGAAACGAACTCGTGGAAGTCCTCGCGCGGGATGTCCATGTAGGGCTCGTAGTCGAGGCTCTCGAGTGGCTGGGCTGGGATGGATGCCATGGGGAAAATCCTGGGTTGGGGTAAGGGTGACACCTTTTTACCCATGCCACCTTAATAAAGTCTTAAGGCTCGGATTTTACCCCCTACATATTTTCAGGCCCCCTCTTGGCGAAGCCAAGAGCGCGGGGCTGTCCAAGCGGGCGGGGGGATAAACCCTCGTGCCCGCTTGGGGTAGCTCTCGCTCTAGCCGTTGCGGAACTTCTGCAGTTCCAGCTTGCGCAGATAAATAACAATCGCTTTGCTCATTGTCTCGCCCTTTCCGGGTGGTTTGAAGGTGGCACCATGTCAGGGTGCCACCTTTGCCTTGTCGGGCAGCGGTGGCGCAACGTCGCGCCACCTTTGCCTTGTCTTATTACGCTACCTTTTTGATCAATCGCGGTGCTTCGGTAGCAGCGGCGGCCGCAACCTTGGCCTTGTGGGCCGCAATGCTTTCCGCGAACGAAACCGCCTTGCGAGAAGTCTTTGTTGCCGTTTTGACCGGGACAACTCCGTAACTGGTGTTGCCAAATTTGAAGTTGAAAGCGAGTGTTTCGCCTTCACCAAGGTCCGCGTCTTTAATCATCTGGTTCTGCCAGCGCAGCTTGCCTTCGACGTAGGCATGATAGAGCGCTTTTTGTTCCACAAACAGCTTTGCAGCTTCTGCGGGTAGAGCGTTCACATCGATGACAACCCAGTTAACCTTTGGTTCTTCCGTTGTGGATGATGCGGTCATGTCAGGTTCCTTTGTGTGAAACCGGACCGAGCTATTCGGCCCGGCAATCTCGCCCCGTCGGGCAACGGCAGGTTGCATCGCGAATTAATGCGTTTATTTTCTACGCTCATAGGCGGTTGTGTGTTAATGTCAGCCTCCGGGGAAAGTGTGCTGACATTTACAAGTGTTTGATCTTGTTACCTTTTCGCCCGAAAAATTTTTAAATGTCTAAATGTCAGGTGTTTTTTCGGGTCGGGCATATAGAGAATCGCCCTAAGGCCCCTGAGGTCATTTTCGCCCGGCAGCTAAATGTCAGCGCAGCTTCTTGATTTAAGGTACTATGGACTAAAATATATAAAGAAAACAATGACTTAGCCGGAGCCGGGAACATCAAGAAAAAAAGGTTACAATTTTGTAATGTACACGGGCCATAGGGCGACCCTCTATACGACCCACCCAAAAAATGACATTACATTTAGACATTTAGACCCATTCAGGTTGTACTCGGGTTCCATCCCCTAACATTACCAAAAAGCAACCTGTTTTTCTGAAGCCCCAAACCACTACCTAATTACCATATGAACTCTCCCCCAATTACCCGCGCAAGGCAGCGCCTCCCGCGCTGCCAGCGGCCATTCATCATGCCGATAAACGCCCTATTAGCCCCTCGCGCGCGTGGATTGGGGCCGCCGCCCGACGCGGCAATCGCGACGGCCAAACGGCGTCACTCAACCACGGAGAGCATAATGAGCCGCACAGTCAAGTTCCCAGATCATGACCCACGGACCACCAGCCGCATCGACCGCATGGTCATCCGCCGGCGCACTCGTGCCGGGTTCCATCTCAGCATTGGCGATGCCGATGCTGAACGGGCATACGCGGCATATGTCGCTGACAGCGTCACCAACCGGCCGGTCAAGCCGATGGCGTGGGCGTGGGCTGATAGTGCTTCCGAAGCGCGCCGCACCATCTTCGGCCGCAGGATGGCGTTCCTGAACGAGTAGGCTTGTCTCCCTGCTCGCTTCAGCAAACTAGGGGGAGCCGTAGCTGGACCCACAATGGCCTTGCGCCTAGGACCCTGGCTCCCCCGCTTTTTGATTAGTTAATTTTCATCGGCAGCAACTTGGGCCAAACCCGTTAAATTCCGTTATTTTACTGCCACAGTAATCGGAGAGCCCCATGACTGGCAAGGTAGAACGATGACACAGGCGACGCTTGGCGCGTTTCTTGCTGGCTATCTCTGGACCACGCTGGTCCTCATGACAGGAGCATTCTGAATATGCCGACGAAGCAGGACAAGCAAAATTACCCGACGGCATTTGCCGGCGACACCAATCGTATCACGGCGTGGCACACGAAACATCGCGAGCTGAACTTCTGTCTATTGTGTGCCGACAAGAAAGAGATCGGGCTGAAGCTGTGCTGGGTGTGTCACCGCAAGCAGAAAGCTGCCAACGATGGCGGCTATCGGCCCGAACTTGAGTGCGTGCTGGAAGCTATCGACAATGGCACGCTAATTGCAACCCTGGAAGATGGAGAAGTGCGCTATGAACATGTATCGAGTGAGCCACTGCGAAGTTTCAAGGACAATTGAGGCGTCTTCTGCCCATGTGGCAAGACGCTTGTTCGAGGTGTGGCACCATGCGCACCACGGCGAGATCAACCCGCTGAACATTGCGGTGGTCGATCGCGAGATCGCGTTTACTGCCGCAGTAATTAGCGATGAGGACGAGCAAATGCCCCAAGTGGAGCTGTGCATGCCCGTTCACCAAGTGAACGAGAGCGTTTGGGCGCGCATCCAGCAGGAAGAACTTGACAAGGTGCACACAATTTGGTGCCGTCGTGCGGGTGACAAGGGAGCAAGGTAATGGGCAATTATATACCGACGCTAGACAACGCCTTGTTAGCGTTCGAGCGTCTCGATTTGAACGTCAAGCGACTGTTCATCGACTATGCACAGAAGAACGTCGCGCTCATTGAGCGCAACGATAAACTCCGCAAGGCCATGCTCGCTGCTGCGCAGCCGCCTGAAATCGTTGACCCGCTGGACGAGCTGGCCGATGAGATGGAAGTCAGCGTTCGCGTTGCGAATTGCCTGAAGTACGCGAACTGCCGCACGTTGCGCGATGTAATCTCAATGTCGGCAGCAGAGTTGAGGCGCTTGCCTAACTTCGGTCTGCACTCACTCGCGGACTTGCGCGAAGAATTGCAGCGCCGTGGGCTGTACCTGCGCGAGGATATCACCCCCAAAACCATAGAAAGGTTGATCAATGCGGATTAAGCAACGCTACGGCCGGCACCTGCATCACTGGCGCGCCTTCGGGATGTTCCTTGCGCTGTGCAGCGCTGCCATCACCTATTGGCTGCTGTTGCAGCTGATCCTCTGGGCAGTCGAAGTGTTACCCCAATGACGTTCGAGGATGGCGAGTTCTACAACACGCAAATCCGCGCGATCAGCAAGGCGCTCCACGCGATAGCGGAGCGTCGCGAGCTGATTACCACCATGGCGGCGTGCGGCTTGATGGCCGATGGTGTAATGATGATCCTCCAGGAGGTGGCGCAACGTCGCGCCACCACGATCGCCAAGGAAAAAGGTGGCAACGATGGGCTATCCAACGAAAAGAGTTAAGTGTCGCAGGCACAACCACCTGCGAACAATGGAGGCGGCACTGCTGCTCCGCGGCTGGGTGTTCGAGGGCCAGTCACTGCCGATGATGGGCATACACGGTGCCATCGTCGACGATCACTACCTCAAACGTGGCTTGTGGATCGCGCTACCGCCCAAGGATATCGCTGAGAATGAACAGGTCAGACCATCGCGCTTCCCATGGTTCTTCAGCAAGACCACGGCAATGAGCTGGGCAAAAAAGGTGACAGATGCTGCGCACACTTGAGGAAACGACCATTGAGGCGCTGACCGAGGCGCAGCGCGTGCAGATGGCGCAGTATGTGATGGCCGGCTGGCAGTTTCGGCTCGTCGGCTGGGGCGCCATTAGACATTGGACAGCGCGCAATGATATGATCGACGTATCGCAGCTCGCGATCGGCCTGAGCGTCCTGCTGATGATGATCGCGCGCTACTATAATGAGACGATTGATGCAGACAGATGAAGAGATCGACATTGCGGAGTTGAGCGACGCACAGCGCGTAATGATGGCGCAGATCGCGTTGACACCCGGATATCAATTTAGTCGCTTGAACCATCTGCCTCCGAGTGCTTCTTACGTCTGGAATTGCCACACGCCGAGCGGCATGATCTATGCGAACTACAAGCTAGCCTCACTGATCGATACAGTGTGGCTGGAAATTCAGCGCGACGGGCGGCGTGCCCGACGCGCCGAACAAGCGGCCGCCAAAGCCGAGCGGCGTTTCACCAGAGCGTACTGAAAGGAAAGCATATGACGAACAAACCAAGTTTCGACGACGTGCTCGCTATCGCCCGTGAGCTGGGCACAGCGAGCGGCAAGGGCAAGGATACCCAAGCCAAGCTGATGCTCCAGACACTGGAGGGCAGCTACCTGGGTGTGCTCGACCTGAAGCACAACAAGCATGGCGCCGACATTGACGATGCCGGCAAGATCGCCATGGAGTATGTCACGGCATCGACCGGCAATGCGCCACTCGATACCAAATCGCCGAAGCACAGCAAGGTAGCAAGCTGTGTCCGCGCCATGGTGCGGTTCGGTGCATGGCCCAAGGGTGGCGTTGGCGAGCCGATCAACACCACCAACGAATTGCTGGCACGCCGCGCCAAGCACAAAGCCAACCCTGCGGTCGCCAAGACGCTCTATGACGCGCAGAACTGCATCCTCAACTATGCGAGGGCGCAAATGAAGATCGACCACCTGATCCCTGAGGACCAGCTGGACCAGTTCCTGTTCCGCCCGCAGCCCGACGACATGAGCGCCGCCGATATCATTGCTGCCACAGTAAAGCGGCTTGACAAGCTGATCGATGGCAGTGCGTCGCACGGCACTGCGCAGGACAAGAGCCCTGAGATCATCAATGCCCGCGACAGCCTGCGCAAGCGTCTCGGCACCTACAAGACAACGCCGTGAGGATCGCGGGCATTCTCGCGATCTACATCGGCTTCAACAACCAGCAGGGCTTTATTGTCACGCTTGGCGTGATGGTGATCCTGCTGTCCATTCCAACAGGGAGGTCGTAGTGAGCACACGCAAGCATCTGACCCCGGAGCACCGGGAAATCTTCGACAACTACTTCCGCAAGGCGTTGGCAGGCACTGCCGATGCGCGACAAGCGGAAGCCATCGCGATGGAGCGGACACTGTTCGATATCATGAAAGCCAGCGCCGCTGTTGCTCATGATCGGCTGGTGGGCCGCTACATTCTCAGCAATCCGCACTACGTGTGGGAAAGGTAGGCCATGCAGTTAAATCAAGCCATCCGACAAGAGATCATTCGCAACGCCACAATGAAGAAATTCATTGACGAGCAGATCAAACTCGAAAAGCACGAGCAAGACTTGTTCGTTCGCGCTTACAACGCGGTGACGCCGCTCTCAATGCGCCACATGATCGAGAAGTTCAGGGCCGTTGAAGGGCGGCCCAATATCGAGTGGTTCAAGATGACGAACCAGCTGAAGATCAACGTCGCCGGGCAGACTGTGCTGCTGCAAGCAAAGTATTTCGCGAAGGATGCAGAAGGCAAGTTTTCCAAGCGGATCGAGGTGGCTGTGCCATACAACTACTACAACTACGACAATTACGGCATACTGTCGCTCGACAAGCACGAGAAGCTGGTCAACGAGATCAGGCAGTGGCAGGGCGACAGCGAGACGCTGAAGAAAGACAAGACCAGTGCCGAAGCCACGCTGAAGCTGCTGCTGAAGAGCGTGCGCACCACCGAGAAGCTAGTCACCATCTGGCCCGAGGGCAAAAAGTTCTTCGCCTCGCCGCCGCTTGTTGCGCCGCCGATCGGAGTTCCTGCTGTACAAATGCAGGCACTTAATGAGATGCTTGGACTGACGTAACTTCACCCCCAACCGACGGAGGTTTTGAACATGAATTTATCTGGCGCCTACCGCAAGATGGCTATGCTCAGTGGCTGGACTGCGTTCTTTGGATGGATCATTTTTGCTGCGGCGATCCATGCTGGCCGCATTCGCACCGCAGACGACATGGCCGCCCCTGTGATCCTGCTGGGTGCGGCGACAGGATACTGGGCATTCTGTCGCGTCATTTCTTGGCTGTTCCGATAAGGCCGAAATGGTGCCGTGCCCGACGCGGCGCCATCGTGGCGTGAGACGCCACCTGACGAAGGCCGTCAGCCCCAACAAAGAGGAGAGATCATGAACCTTATGCAGGCACGAGCAGAGATCATGGCAATGGCGAAAGCCGGCAACGCTGTTCTAGTGGACAGCCAGTCGGGCTTTGGCAAGAGCCAGATGCTCTATTCAGTATTCGAGCAGCTCCGCGACGAGGGCCTCAAGACCGGAGTTCGTTGGGGCGTCAGCACAGTGTTCTTGGCGACCCAAACGCCGATGGACATGGTGGGCGTTCTGTTCAAGGGCGAGCGCAAATACATGATCGACGGTGTTGAGCGCACCATCACTGTCACCGACCCGAGCTGCCCGCTCTGGTACATGATGACGGACGGACTGGGCGGACCGCCGCAGCCCGCGTTCATGTTCGATCGCTGCTTCCTGATCCTTGACGAGTACGGTCAGGGCGAGCCGGACACCAAGCGGTCAGCCGCTGAAATCCTGCTCAATGGCGGCACTGCGCCGTGGTATCTTCCACCCGGCTCAGTTCGTGTTGGCGCTACGAATGTTGGGCCACGATATGGCGTGACCAAAGACTTTGACTTCTGTATCGCACGCCGTACTGCGATCCACATCGACCCAGACGCCGAGTTGTGGCTGGCATTCGCCGACAAGCCATACGTTCACCAAGGGCGCAAATGGCAGACTACCCCGGTGATCAAAGCCTGGGCCAAGAACCACCCGGATATCCTGTTCGAGGGCGAGCCCAAGGAGCAGGGACCGTGGTGCAACCCGCGGCAGCTGTGTGCCGTAGATCGATACCTGCAAGTGAAGTGGGAGGATCAGGGCAATACCGAGGTGGACGCGAACACCATCACGGCAATCGCAGGCACGATCGGTCAGCCGGCCGCACAGAGCCTGTTAGCGCATCTGGAGTTCATGCTTCAGCTGCCAGCGTATGAGGATGTTGTCGCTGATCCCAAGGGCACGCCTCGTCCGACCAAGGCGGACATGCAAATGCTGATGGCCTACCAACTGGCATCGTATGCAAAGTCCGAGCATCTGGCGCAAGTCATCGAGTACATGACGACGCCAGACGCGCAGGGAACGAAAATGCCCAAGGATATGAGCATCACGTTCATTTCGGCCCTGCTCCGACGCGACTACAAGGGCATCGTCAACCACCCGGCGATGCAGGCTTGGATCGCGAAGAACGCAACGCTCGTCACGGTATTGAGCGCGTTGTCGCAATAAGCATTGACGTCCGGCGGCCTTCGGGCCGCCGTGGTCAATTCTTACTGCCACAGTAACCAACGGAGGAGAAAATGCAGACAGAGTTCAATTTGCGCTTGCGGGTCAACTTCACTGACAGCGGCAAGGCGCCAGAGTTCGAAAAGACATTCTTAAAAGCGTGCCAGCAGCTGGTCGCAACTGCCGAGCTGCTCACTGATATCAAGGGCTCAACCAAGGTGGACATGAACAGCGAGACTAATCATTATGCCCACAGGAACATCATGCTGATGGACCTGAAGGATATCAACGGGCTGGTTGAGGACGACGAAATTCAGCCGATCAGCAGCGAGATGATGGAGGCGCTGAAAAATGGCCTATAGCAACCCCGACGAGCGGCGCGCCTACGCCGAGGGGGCGCAGCATGCCCGACAAGGCATCCCGCCAAGCTATCTGCAGAACTGTGATCCGGCGCTGAACCGCGCGTATCGCAAAGGCTACGATACAGTCTCGAGCCAGCAGCGGGTGGGACAGCTTGCGACCATGGTTCAGGGTTCGCAGCAGAACAATGCGTCTGGCATGGCTCAGGCGGTAATGCCGGCCGCGGGACAAGCCACTGCCCGACGCAGCCCTGACACCCGGTTCCGTTCGTTCGCCGAGCGCTTCCTGATCGAACGGTTGTCGCGGTTCGACCAAGAAGCACTTGAGGAGGATATCTGGAAGTGCATCATGGAGGCGAAGAATGCGTACAGCAAAATTCGTCTCATTAGTGAAACCCTGAACGATGAGGACAGATAATGGCCAAGACCAAAATCGCCCCGCCACCGCCTGATCAGGAAGTGGAAGACAAGATGCCCGAGCCTTGTGTGCTCACTCCCGCGCAGGAAGCTGCATGGGGCGAGACTATGAGCCTCATGAGCTGGACAGCGCCCGGCTTCCGCCATCTGTTCTACAAGCTGCTGATCAACAATGACGGCAAGTACGGCATCGTGCCGACGCGAGACGTGCCGACAGCAGCGACCGACGCGCAGAACATCCTGATCAATCCCGATCCGTTCTTCAGCAAGTACAATCTGAAAGAGCGCGTGTTCATTATCGGTCACGAAGTGATGCACAATGTGTATGGCGACGTGGAGTTCCTACGGGTATGCGCCCAGCGTGGCGTAGTCCCGATGGACGGCGGTGGATCACTGCCGTTCCGCGAGGAAACAATGCAGAAGGCGATGGACTTCCGGATCAACCCGCTGCTGCGCGACAGCAAGATCGGCAGCATGCCGCCGAATGTGCTGTGCGATGACACCATCGCCAAAGCCAGCGACGGCATCTGCGAAGTCTACAAGCGTGTCTATGAGGACGAAGAGAGCGGCGGCAGCAAGACGGGTAAGCACCAGCCGTTCGATAAGCTGCTGAAGCCTGGGAAGTCCAACGGTAAGCAGCACCAGCGCAATTCCCAGCAGTGGGGCGTCGAAATGGCGGCCGCACAGACGCTGGAGAACATGAAGGCGCAAGGTAACATGGCCGGGGCGCTGAAGCGCATGTTCAAGGATATCCTTGAACCTGAAGTGCCTTGGACCGATCACATCCGCGGCATCTTCAACCGCAAGGTCGGTAGCGGCAGCTACAACTGGCGCAAGCCCGATCGCCGTTACATCTGGCAGGATATCGCGCTGCCGTCCAAGTCCGGCAATGGCGCCGGCTGGGTGGTCGTCTGGTGCGATACCTCTGGCTCAATCAGCCAGCTGGAGTTGTCCAAGTATCTCGCCGAGCTGGGCGCGATCGTGGATGACTGCTGCCCGAAACGGTTGAGCATCTGCTGGTGTGACGCGGCGATCCACCGTGTCGACGAGCTGGCTGAAGCCTCCGACATGGCCGCTATGAAGGCATCGCTGGACAAAGACGGTGCAGGCGGTGGCGGCGGTACCAGCGTCACGCCGGTGATGGACTGGATCGATACCCACCAAGAACGGCCTGAGGTGTTCATTGGGTTCACGGACGGCTACGTCAGCTTCCCGAAAAACGAGCCCGATTATCTGACAATCTGGGCCAGCACCACGGACGTCAAGTACCCCTACGGCGACGTCGTTCGTATCCACCCGAAGCGATGATTACCGCCGCAGTAAAAATGTGAGTTGTTATCCCGCATCGCTGCCCGTGCACGCGCTTGCGGGATAACAACTCACGGAGCAAAAGTCAAATCTCACGAATGGAGGAACGAGATATGTCATACACTCGCAAACGGCTAGGTGGCCGCGAAGAACGCTCGTCATTGGGCGACGTCCACATGCAAGCGGGCCTCAACAATCTTAACATCCTGTGCGCCCGCTACATGAGCGCCATGGCGCCATGGGAGAAATCCCGCGAGGACACTGTGAAGCTGCTGTTCCCCCCCAATGTGCTGGAGCGTGCAGCGGCGGCATTCCATTTAGTTAGTGCGGCATCGGATGTGATCGCGTATCCGATCGCTGCGGGCTCGAACTTCGTCGTTAACTACCGCGATCCCTGCAACTGGCCAGCGATCCAGCCCACTGCTTTGTTCCTGCAAGAGGGCAGTGAAGCACTGCTACTTCACATAGAAGTGATGAGCGGCATCCACCAGCAGTTCGAAGAGTGCAAATATCTGCTTAGGTGGCTGAACAAGAACGCCACGCCCGGCGCGATCCGTTACTACTGGCCGCCGATACTGGAGCTATGTAGCAACGCGCCGGCACTGGCCGATCTGCAGGACACCCCCTCGCGTTTCCATACCCCGCCCGGCATTGCCGAGGTGACGCCCATGATCCGCCGGACACTGGCAACGATCGCTGCTGCACGGTTCTTGCCGACAGACCATCGATCCCCCTCACGCGACCATTTGTGGTTGACGTTTCAAGCAGTGAGCGCTAATGTCGATGGTCAGAGATGGCAGACTGAACAGCGAACTTATTACCTGTAGGCACCCGCATGTCCCCAACGAAGCGCAACTTCCTGATCTTTGATCTTGAGACCTATTACGACAAAGATTACTCGTTGCGTAAGATGCCCACCCCCAACTACATCTTAGACCAGAGGTTTGAGTTACAGATTGCCGCGGTCAGACTGAACAACGAGCCCCTGCACCGGATTGTGCAGGGGCCGGACTTCCCGGCATTCCTCGCCTCGCTTGATCCCAAAATTACTACGACAGTAAGTTTCAACAGCTTGTTCGATAACTCGATCCTGAGCTATCGCTACGGCTGGGTGCCAGATTTGATGCTGGACGTGATGGGCATGGCCCGCGCGCTCATAGGCCACGAGCTGAAACACGGTGTGTCGCTCAAAGCCATCGCCGACCATTTCAATCTGCCGGCCAAGGGCACTGCCCTCGCCAATGTGATGGGCATGCGGCGGGACGAGATCATAGGCCGCGGCCTGATGAAAGACTTCGAAGATTACGCGATCCGCGACAACGAGATTTGCGAAGCCGCGCTGAAAATCCTCTATCCCGGCTTCCCGCCCGCCGAGCGCCGGCTGATGGACATGACGCTGAGGTGCGCAGTAGAGCCCCGCTTCCTGTGCGACACCAAGATGCTGAACGCGCATCTGGTCGACGTGCAGGACGCCAAGGCGCAACTGCTCCGCGATGCCAACAATATCGATCCCAAGCTGCTCATGAGCACCGATCGCTTTCGTGACGAGCTAGAGCGATGTGGCGTTGACGTCGAAGAGAAGATATCCCCGACAGGCGCCCTGGTCCCGGCATTCGCCAAGACCGACGAGTTCATGGAGAAACTGCAAGCAGACGTGGACCCGTATGTCTCGGCACTGGCGACAGCTAGGCTGGGCCTGAAGTCCACGCTGGAAGAAACCCGCACCATGAAGTTCATAAGCGTTGCAGGGTGCAACTGGGGAGCCTCGCGCCTCGACTGGACAGGCGCCAGCTTCATGCCGATCCCTCTGCGATATGGCGGGGCGCACACTCATAGGCTCTCTGGGGAGTGGAAAATGAACCCCCAGAACATGCCGACCGTCCGCGGATCAAAAGGTAAAAGCAAATTACGACAGAGCCTCGTCGTCTGTGATGACGAGACTGTGGTGACATGCGACTTGTCGCAGATCGAAGCCCGCATCGCGGCATGGATCAGTGGCTGTACGACCCTTGTGCAAGAGTTCCGCGACAAGAAGGACCCATACTCGCAACTGGCTACCGACATCTTCGGCTATCCCGTGAACAGGAAGCTGAAACACCCCAACGGCGAGCTGATCTTCCCGATTGAGGGGTTCATAGGCAAGACAGGCATCCTTGGGCTGGGCTATGGCGCCGGCAAGGACAAGTTCGACGGCATGGTGATCATGTCCGCGCGCAAAGACGGGCTGGACATTTCCAAGATTTACAACCGCGCACTGGGCGACAAGGCCGTGACCACGTATCGCCGCCGTTACCACCAGATGCCGCGCGCGTGGAATATCCTCAATGGGCACATCGGCGCGTTCTGGCTGACGCCGAGCGGCGGGCAGGTGAAGTTCGGGCCGTGCATTATAAAGTACGGCGAGGTGGTCCTGCCGAGCGGCCTCTCTTTATTATATGCCGACCCGGGCCAGCGCTTCGATCCCGAAACCAACCGCACCGAGTATCGCTACCGCTACGGCAAGACGTGGCATCGGCTGTACGGGGCCAAGCTGCTGGAGAACATCGTGCAGGCGCTGGCCCGCATCGTGGTCATGAACGCGGCGCTCCGCATCCGCGCGCGCGGACTTAGCACGGCGAACCCCGAGGACTACCGCTTCCGATTGCAGGCGCATGACGAACTTGTGTTCATCGTGAAGAAAACGGGTGTTGACTTAGCTAAGAAGATTATCTTAGAAGAGATGAAACGCCCACCTACGTGGGGACCCGATATTCCGCTTGATGCTGAGTTGGGTGAAGGTTCATCATATGGAGCTGCCAAATGAGCGGTTTAGACGATAAGCCAAAAAGCATCTATCTTGCGGGACCCATGCGGGGCATCCCACATTTCAACTTCCCCCGATTCCATGCCGTCACTTCCCTCTTGCGCAAAGACGGCCACACTGTTTTCAACCCCGCCGAAAAAGACATTGAACGGCTGGGCAACGATCTATCCGCCGGCAACCCCACCGGCGATGAGAAACAAGCCGCCAACGAAGGCTTCTCGCTTCGCCAAGCACTCGCCGAGGACTGCGAGTTCATCTGCAAACAGGCCGACACTGTGATGATGCTCCCGGGCTGGGAGAAATCGAACGGTGCACAGGCCGAGCAGCGCCTCGCCGTGGCCCTGCAGAGCGAGGGCGTGGAGATCGTGTATCTCTCCGAGCCGCTGTGCGTGATCATGGAGCAGGCTGCGAAGCACTTCGCCCAACAGCAGGTGGAGTTCGCTGAACGTGCCAAGGCTGGGGAGAACGCACTTGCTTAAGAAAACTCCCAGAAACGCGCGTGCGCAAGCGCGCGCAGATAAAAAAGCCGGCGCCGACGCTTGGGCCGCCCTGCGGACCGACATAGGTTCCGACCGGACGATACCGGAGCCGTTCCCGGAGCCGCCGCGGCCGCAATCGCTGCTCGATATGGCGACCAGCGACCAGCGCAAGCAGTATCCGGTCACGACCGGGTTCATGGACTATTTCCCTGACGCCATGGTTGAGGCTGCTCGCGTCTCGTTTCTCGGAAACGAGAAGCACAACCCGGGTGAGCCGCTACACTGGAGCCGGGGCAAGTCCAATGATCACGCTGACTGCATCGCACGCCACTTGATGCAGCGCGGCGGGTTCGACACGATCGTCGTCAACGGCAAGCCCGAGAAAGTTCGGCACAGTGCCGCGCTGTTCTGGCGAGCCGGGGCGTTGCTTCAGCAGGAGCTGGAGGACGAGCTGGCGCTCAAGATGGGCCGCGGTTCGCGCTAGGTTTTTACTGCGGCAGTAGCCTTCCCTGGTTTGAGGTGCCGACGTGACGCACGAAGAGAAACGACAAGCTGAGATGGCGCGCGGCCAAGAGATCGCCGCGCGCCATTTCGCCAAAGACTTCCTTAAACTCTACCACGAGGCCGGGTTGATCAATATCAGGCCTGTGCTCAACCGGATCAGTGGCTGCGACCACCACCAACAGGTGTGGTGTGGCGGCGAGATGTTGTTCACGATGATCGGTGGCGCGGCGCCGACTGACGCCGAGCGACTTAAAGTGATACTGGCAGTGGCTGCCGTCCACGGGGTGACGGCACTGCCGAAAAAAACCCACGTAATTAACGCGTATGTATACGACTGGTCAAAAGGCGACCCGACATGAAACTTGATACGCATCACGCCCCCGCGATAGCCGGCGTCAAGCCCGGCAAGGAGTGGAGCTGGAGCTATTCCAAGCTGAAGAATTACGCCGAGTGCCCGAAACGCATGTACGAGACGGACATTGCGAAGTCCGTCAAGGACGCGGGCGGTGAAGCGCTGGAGTGGGGCAATCTCGTTCACGAGACGCTGGCGAAACGGCTATCGCAGAAGGTGCCGTTGCCGCCGACCATGCAGAACTATGAATACTGGGCGGATCGCATCGACCGTGGCACTGGCCGTCTATTCGTGGAGCAGAAGTACGCGATCACACGCGACTTCCGCCCAACTACTTATTTTGCTAACGATGTGTGGTATCGCGGCATTGGCGATGTGGTTCGGATTGATAAGAATGTCGGACTAGTCGTCGACTGGAAAACTGGCAAGGTATTAGAGGACAGCGTGCAGCTGATGCTGATGGCGCAATGTCTCTTCTCTCACTTCCCGGAGCTGACCCATGTTAGGTCTTCGTTTGTCTGGCTCAAAGACGGCTGCGAAACGCCCGAGCTATTTACCCGGCAGGAGGTGGCCAACAAGTGGCTTACGCTACTCCCTAAGGTTCATGCGCTTGAGGCTGCGACGCGAAGTCTCAATTTTCCTCCGAAACCCGGTCGCCTATGCAAAAGTTACTGCCGAGTTGAACAATGCCCGTTCTGGAAAAAAGGACCTTAGTATGTACGGAGGTGCGATGTACGAGTACGAAAAAATTACGGTCGGTCCCGGTGACACTCCCAACGAAATGATCGCCTATGGCGACTGGCGGTTCACGCCGCGCTGGCACTGGCGGCACTGGCTGGGCTACCACAACCGGCGCTGGGTGTGGGACTGGATGGCGTTCGCTGGCGACTACGACGGGAGCTGGCAGTATGCGACGCCCGAGCGCGCGGCGCTCGATATCCTCACTGAGCAGGCTTGCCCGACGCGGCAAAGCCAAGCGGCTGCGCTCAACCTGCTACCGGGTACCACCGTCCAGAAGCACGCAGCGCGCAGTCACGTCGCCAAGGGCAGGAAAGCAAGGATATGAGCTGGCAGTTCAATCCGCGCGGCCTCTGGTTCAAGGTGCCGTGGTATCACCCGAGACGCTGGGTGGGCTACACATGGCGGCAAGTGCTGTACCCCGCGAGCATGTATGACGGCATCGTCTATTACAACTACCAGACCACACAGCAACGCGCACGAGATGTGCTAAGGGAGAAGTTCGATGATCGAGGAGATGCTGGCGGACGCAGCGAGCAAGGGCCTATGTCACCTATCGTTGTGGCCCGTCCCGTCGGCCGACCATAAGACCACCTACTGGACCTGCCGAGCTACGCCATCGACTGGGCACACCTATGTGGAGGGCCGGGGCTTAACCCCTGGTGAGGCGGTGATCTCGTGCCTCGCGATCCTGCCGAAGGCGCCGAAGCGTACTGCGGCAGTAAAGAACAAGAACGAGCCGGCGTCGGCCGAAGTGCTCGAGCCGGCGGAAAAAACGGCCCCAGTTTCAGAAAAGAGCAGTGAAGGATTTGGGAAATGGATGTGAGACGGAGGTGGATGTGAGTAACCAACAAATCCCGATCCCGCCAGCGGCGGCGCAGCAACTGCTCAAATACGAGCCGTTCTTCAAACACGACTTCCTCGAATGGCTGGATGGCAAAGACAACTGGCATGTTTACGTTGCCTTCGAAGCCCATGCGCAACAGCTTATCGATGCCGGGTGGACGCATTATAGCGCCCGAACGATCGTGGAGTTGTTGGTGCATCATTCAGACGTCCGGCAGACAGAGCCAACGTTCAAGATCAGCAACGCGAGAGCGCCTGATCTGGCCCGGGTGTTCTCTGTGATGCACCCGCAATATAAAAATTTCTGGCAATACAACCGCCCTGACCACGCGGCATTCCTGAAAGCCCTGCCGTGACACCCGAGGGTAAGATCAAAGCGATGGTGAAGATCGCGCTCAACACGCACTTCCCCAAGCACTACAAGTTCATGCCGGTGCAGACAGGGTTCGGCGCGACGTCGCTCGACTTCCTGTGCTGCATCGACGGCTGGTTCATCTGCATCGAGACGAAAGCCCCCGGAAAAAAACCGACCCCGATGCAAGCGGGGAACATGAAAATGATACAGACGGCTGGCGGCATCACCTTCGTGGTCGACAGTCAGGAGAGTTGCGATATGATGATTGCCACCGTAGCCTTACTGATCAAAGGACGACACTAAATGACCGACAAAGTGAACCCACCACGCAAGACCAAGGGCAAGGTGAACAACACCTGCGCCAACAGCTCGCTGGCCAAGCGCCTCAACCGGCAACTGGCTGGCATCATGGCGCACCTCGAGCGCCACCCCAAGGACACGCTGTCCCAGAACCGCGTGTCCACCATCAACCAATTGCTGCGGCAGTAAAATGAAGCCAATCTGGTTCATCGATCGGCATGCGTTCCCGTACAGCTACGCCTTTGTCCCCGACGAAGCCGCGTGGCGCACCGCCGTCAAGACGATCACGCAGGGGAAGGGCACGATCGCCTACCCCGAGTTCAAGTGCGCCAGCGCGCGGCACCTGGGACTGAAGAACTGGCCCGGGCACGATGACTGCTCGTTGGTGGCAATCTCCCCCGACATTCACAAGAAAGGCGCCTCGATCGTCGTGGGGCTGCTGATCCACGAAGCCGTCCACGTCTGGCGCTACATGAAGAAGTGCGTGGGTGAGGACAAGCCAGCGTGCGAGCAGGAAGCCTATGCCATCCAACGCATTTCACAGGACTTGATCTATGGCTATCAAACGACCCGAGGACGTCTATACCGCTGATGACTTCTGGGAGGACGTCTACGACGACCACTTACCGAAGCCGAAAGCCACTCTCGTCTGCGAACCCATGGGGTTCGATGACGAAGAGGACGCCAAGCGGTACCTGCAGGCGCGGTTCGATGACACGATGACGCGCTGCATAAACTGCGAGCGCTACTGGGCTGTTGAGCACGGTGATACGATGGAGTGCCCGTTTTGTCGCGTGGGAGCGACACTCGCCGGCCCCGACTGCCATATGATCAAGGCTAAATACAAGATAGGATCACGATGATGAAAGTCCGAGTTAGTACCAAGCACCAGATGCTGATCGCCCCAGTCACCGGCGAGACGCAGAACATGTTCCCGAACGCCACGCTGCTCAGCCAGACTGAGCTGCTGATCCCGCACGGTCTTCGCGAGACGATCATGCTGCGCCATCTGGGCTACAAGGTGCGCAACCCGATGCTCTCCTACTACGACTTCGGCGAGGTCAAGCCGTTCAGCGTGCAGCAGCACACCGTCGACATGATGACCACGCACGAGCGGAGCTATGTGCTAAATTCAATGGGCACCGGCAAGACCAAGGCCACGCTCTGGGCATGGGACTATCTCAACAAGGAAGGTCACTGTGGCAAGATGCTGGTGGTGGCCACGCTCTCGACCCTCAAGTTCGTCTGGCAGAGCGAAGCATTTGCGACGCTGCCGCATAGAAAGGTAGTAGTGTTGCATGGCTCGAAGAAAAGGCGGCTCGAACTGCTCGCGGAAGATGCGGACATATACGTCATTAATCACGATGGCCTACGTACCGTGCAATCCGAACTTTCTCAGCGAACAGACATTGACGTTCTCTGTCTTGACGAGGTCGCTGTCTACCGAAACAATTCGGAGCGTTCAAAAGATATGCGAAAATTCTGTATCCGTTTTAAGATTGTCTGGGGGCTCACCGGTCGTCCGATGCCGAATGAGCCTACAGACGTTTGGGGTATCAGTAAGGTGGTCACACCGAGCACATCTCCGAAATACTTCCGACAAGCCCAAGAACTCTTGATGACTAAGGTGAACAATTTCCTCTGGCGCCCGCGGCCTGAGGCGATTGAGCGCGCGATGGCGATGCTGCAGCCCAATGTCCGGTTCGATCTGGCCGACGTGGTGGAGCTGCCCGAGACGATCATGCGCGCCGTGGACGTTCCCCTGACGCCGCTGCAGGCCGCCACTTACCAGAAGCTGGCGAAAGAGTTTGTCGCCGAGATCGGCATCAACCAGATTACGGCACAGAACGCCGCGGTCGCCATGGGCAAGCTGCTGCAGGTGTCGGGCGGCTGGGTCTATGCCAAGCCAATGGGCTCGATCAAGGTGTTCAAGCCGGCTGATCCGATGCCCCGTCACGATGTGTTGATCGACCTAATTAACGAGAACGAAAGAAAGGTGATCGTCTATGTCCCGTACCGGCATACCATCGAGGGGCTTAGCGAAGTGCTGGATGCCGCTGGAATTGAGCATGCGGTTGTCCACGGCAGTGTCTCTGGGCGATCTGAGATATTCAATCTCTTCCAGAACACGACCAAGTACAAAGTTCTGCTGGCGCATCCTGAATGTGTGGCTCACGGGCTCACGCTCACGGCGTCCGACCATATCATTTGGTATCAACCTATCACGAGCCTTGACATCTACGAGCAGGCGAACGCGCGCATCACGCGGGTAGGCCAGAAGTTTAAGCAGCGAGTGACGCATCTGCAGTCCACCCAGGTGGAGCGGAAGATTTACTCGATGCTCATGAGGAAGCAGAAGGTACAGGACACCTTGCTAGGGCTGCTGAGCGAGGCTACTGAACAGCAAATAGCAGCATAGTGCCCGACGCGGCACACCCAACAGGAGGACTAAAATGTCGGAAACCGCACCCACCAGCCCAAGCAAGGTGGAGAAATGGATCAACCAGTACGTGGCTGTCCGCGACCAAATTAAGGTGGTTGAGGACCGTCACAAGGCAGAGCTGGCGGATGCTAAGAACATAATCGAAATCTTAACTGGAAAGCTACAGACTGCGTTGACTGCCACTGGCGCAGAGAGTATCAAGACAGCGGAAGGGACGTGCTACACGTCGACCCGCTACACGGCATCGCTCGCAGACCCCAAGGCGTTCATGGACTTTATCATCGCAAACAACCTTTTCGATCTGCTTGACCGCAAGGCGAACGTCACTGCGGTGAAGGATTACGTCACCGAGCACAACACCCTACCCCCCGGTGTTTCGCTCTCTTCCATTGCAACCGTTGGCGTGCGACGAGCACCCGGCAAATAAGGACCACCAACCATGTCTTCTCCCGGAACTGATATGATGAACATTGCCGCGTTCAAAGGGCTGGCCCCAGCCACTGAGTTCGCCGGTCTCGATCCCCATCAGGAGAGCCTCTCCGATGGTATCGGCTCTAGCTACGGCATCGTCGGGTACAAAGGTAAAGTCTGGTCGCTGCGTCTCCGCGGACAGACCTACAACTTCGTCCGACAGGACGATGGCTCGCCGGCGGCGTTCCTCGACGTCATCGTGCTGCGCCAGATGCCCGCCAAGTCGAAGTCCTACTATCCGCCCGGCACCTACTCGGACGGCAACATCGGCACCCGGCCGATCTGCGCGGCTCTCGATGGCATCACCCCCGATGCCGACATTGCTGCCCCGCAGGCGGCCTCGTGCGCGATCTGCCCGAGGAACGTGTTCAAGGTGAACGCCGAGGGACGCAAGACCCGGGAGTGCGCCGACTACAAGCGCCTCGCCGTGCTGATCGTGCCGAAGCTGACCAAGGACCTGCTGGGCGCCGCTCTGATGGAGCCGGTGTTCCTGCGCGTTCCCGCAGCGTCCCTTAATGATCTTGCCCTGCTGGGCGAGGGCATGACGGCGCAGGGCTTCCACTTCTCGACCTACATCACGCGGATCGGGTTCGACCCCACCAAGCCCCACCCGCAGATGAAGTTCAGCGCCCTCCAGCCCCTCGCGGGCCGGGAAGCTGCCCTGGTGATGCCGCTGCGGGACGACCCGACGTCCTACCGGATTACCGGTGAGAACGACACTGGGCGCGCACGGCCGAAGCCGGCTGCGCAGGTCCAGCACACCACGTTCGTCAACCAAGGCGCTGCCCCCGACCCGGCACTCGCTGCCGCGGCCGCCAAGGCTGCTCAGGACCTTGTTGACGCGCAGAAGGCCGTCGCCGTCGCCGCCGCCGCCGCTCAGGCCGCGCTCGTTGCCA